CAATTTCTTCCCACAAATCAATAACCTCATTCTTTAAAGTGTCCTGCAAATTATTTGTTTCAACATATTCAATAGCTTTCCCCATTGACTTGAATTCTTGGTTGGCTACTTTGTAAGTCGTACTCCCGGTATTTTCCTTGAGATACTGTAGATTCTCTCGGATATCATCAATACCATAACCAAAAATAATGGAGATAAAACAAGTACGGAAAGGTTCGTCAACAGACGATTTCTTGATAATACACTGACTGCGTATGCCTATAGTCTTTTCTACTTTCTTTCCATTGGCGAGTGTAACAGTTTTAGATATTTTTGCACCCTGAGATGGCGGTCCAACCCGTATTCTTAGGGATGAATAATAAGGTATGGCCCTACCCCCTGGCGTAGTTTCTCCTGATGGTCCTTCTCTAATCTGGTTGCTACATACCACAACCCAGTTGTTATTGGCAATTAAACGACAAGTCTTACGTAAACCCTCAGAAAATTCTTTGGCCCTACGCATCCCATATTTATCCTCATCCTCCATCTCCATTTTGGACGATAAGGCAGCTAAGGAATCGGCGGCGGCAACATTAATTATATCAGGATTCTCCGGTTTCCAGTCCCAGAGAGTGTTAAACATCTCGGTAACAGTATCCGGTCTGACATAGTTTTCCTGTGAGATATTGGCCCCGTATATTTTGGAATATTCTTGATCCAGTCTGGCCTCGGGATCAAAAAATAAAACCCCACCCCCCTTGGACTGACAGGAGGCAGCTATCTCGGCTAAGATAGCTGTTTTGCCAGAACCACTTGGACCAAACACCTCGCATAAAATTCCACCGGGGATTCCACCACCACGGTTTCTTTTCCCAGTGATAGCAAGATCAAGCAGGGTGGAGCCGGAAGAAAGGAGTAGACCGGCCCCACCCGATTGTACAGGCTTCCGTCCGCCACGGACACCTGATACAATATCGTTAGCTGTTTCGTCCAGCTTGCGTCTTAGCTTGCTCATTTTCTGTTCAATCTACCTCTCAAAGATTGCTTGGGTGGGGGGGTAGGTTCAGGTTCTGGGTCTTGACCAGCCTCTGCTTTCTCAGCCTCAACCATGCAATCATCATAAATATCGCAGTTGCTACAGTCATCGATCTGGTCGATTTCCAATCCAAAGCATTCGGGCAGTTGGGCTTTCTTAGCCCCCCGCAAAGGTTTTCTGGGTGCTGGTTTTTCCACGGCCCCTTCTTCCCCTTCCTCCACCACAGCCTGTTTTGCCCCCTTGGTCCCAAAGAATGTCACAGCTATTTCGTCATAGTCGGGGATATGGACAATTTCTTCCAGACAGTAAGTCGAGTCCAGTATTTCGTCAGGAATGGCGTACTCCCGGTCATCAAACTTATGACCCAGATACTGGGTGTTATCCTTTTGTGATCCTGTCCGTTTGAAAGAAATTGACTTGCCTTGGTCGGGATGAGAAAACAAAATCTTTCCGCCGCCCCGTGGTTTCTGGGCCAGGATATTTAAATGCCTTTCCATGTTCCAATGAGCCACAACCCAGATTTGAACCCCTTTCTTTTCTTCCTTGTCATCGTCATAGACCACGACATTGTAGACGGTCACTCGCTTGGATTTAATGGCTTTCCAAACGACATCCTCTGCCCCCTCTTCTCGCAATTCTTTGATATGTTCACAGATAGGACAGGGCTTGCCAAAGTTAGCCAGCGGGCAAACCAGCATAGCATCACCAGCCCCAACATTCTTGTGAACATAGTAGGTGGCATGATCGCTGATTTCCCCTGCTTTGATTTTCCTTTCAGGGTTTCCCTCACCAGCAATGTAAGGCAGGATATCAATCAGGTGTTCCCCCTCCTTACACCACCACTCTTTAATGTCCAATTCTGACTTGATGATGCTACCGAATTTTAGACCCCCCTCGTTTGTAGAAAAAGATTCCTTACGCCTTTCCAGCAACTGCTCCGACATTTTACCTCTTAATTGACTTACTTTCATTAGACCCTCCTGTTAGTTTTTTTATGTATTCTAATTTGGTTTCAAAGAAAGATTTGAAAAAAGCAGCGGTGACGATTCTTACCGTTAAATAAATAACGATAAGACCCACAATGAATCCGGGCACTATAAACCACAACAGATTACTTTCTATCACGGTTAAGTCTTTTCTTTAATACAGAATCCTTATTCATTTCATTGAGCATAGAGGTGCGGTCTTGGGGTGGGGCCTCTCTCAAGTAATACTCCGATAAAAACAACCGGACTAAATTGTCAAGGGCAAATTTCTTGTGGTTTAACGACTCAATGGCTGACTGAATTATTTTATGATTGTACTTTAATTTCAGATATTCGTCAATCGAATCCTTGTACTTTTGATTGACGGTTATTGCAGAACCAACAGACGCTTCCGTAATTTTTTCCAGTTTAAATTTGGCTGGGTCGGATCGGATAGCCATGTCCAATTCAGCCCTGACCAAGTCTACATTCTCCTTGGCCCTATCTCTCTCCATTTCAGCCTCAGCCAGTTGCACTGACCACTTGTGAAAAGTAGACGCTTGTTTGGACCATTCCTCGTCCAGTCCATACTTGTCAATCTGTAAGTCTTTTTCAAAGTCCATGTTTCCCCCCCTTTTGTTTATATACTTATTATACCATGCTTTCCCGATATCGGACAATTTATCTGCAAGATAAGTAGCAAGAAAGTGATAATCCTGCCTTGCCGGAGTACATAAACGATTCAGTAAATAAAGTAATAATATTTGCCGTCCTGTCATCTCCTTTACTTAACAGTACGGAATTCATGTATCCTAAAATTGCGTAGCGCACACTTTCAGGTTCAACAGTCAAACCTTTTAGAATGGTAGCTACGTCACCCCAATCCTTTTTCAACAAAGCCCTGCATAACTCAATCGTCTTAGCCTCGTTGACCAGTCCCTCTCCTATGATTTTTAAAGCCACTTCAGGATCATGGACATCGGAAATCTGTTCCAGTAATACCAAAGCATGACGGGGAGACCCCTCAGATACCTTGACAATCTCCCTTAAAATAGTAGGTCTGATATCTAATTTCTCTTTCTCACAAACTCCTCTGAGTAAGGCAGTCATTAGGGGGGCAATCAGCGGGGAAACCTGATAAGTGGTACACCGATTCTTGATTGTGGCTATCAGCTTTTCAGGGTCGGTGGTACACAGAATAAATCGGATATGGTCAGGGGTGTCCTCCAAGATTTTAAGCAGACTGTTTTGGGCATCCGTAGTCAGCTTATGGGCTTCGTCAATCAGATAAATCTTTTTGGACCCATTGAGGGGGGCATAGATAGCATTGGCTATGATTTCCCTAATCGTATCAATGCCACGAGTGTTAGCCATATTATATTCAAAAAAATCCTTCTCACTGCAACCCAACTCACGCTTTATGATTCGGGCCAAGGTGGTTTTACCACAACCACTGGGGCCATACAGTAGAAATGCCCTGACCACTCTATTCTTTCTGGATAAGACATGAGTTAAAGATTCAACGACTGGGTTATTCCCAATAAAATCAGGAAATGTTTCTGGCCTGTACTTTAGGTGCAGTGGAAGGTTTTCCATAAATCTCCTCTCCTATCCATTCAGTTAAGTATCCTTGCAATATAACCGACAATCCTATGTGGTCTTTTACGCATTTCCTTTTGACTTTAAAAGCCAAATCAGGATTCAAACAAAAACTCATAATGATCTTTTTTGGTGTAGTATCATTTGCAAATTTCCGGCCCATCTTTAACCTCCTTTTTGTAATACCATGCTTGGTCTATCTCCGTCATCTCGAATTCCACTTCGAGAGGAACTATTATCCAAGGCATCTTTCTTTTGATTCGTTTAGTCATAATCCCCTTACATAAATTAATAACCATTTTCTTTTCAGGTGGGTATAAATCAAGGACAATACTGTCATGTATCTGTCCTATGCTTTTGGTCTGGTATTTTTTTAACTCCCTATTCAACTCAATCAGCGACCACAGGAGACAATGAAAGGCTGGTCCCTGAATGGGCCAATTGAATAAATCATTTCGGGTAAGATACCCATCAGACCTGAATCCGGTTACATACTCAATGTAACCATTCTCTAAATAAAATTCCTCAGTCTGATTTTGCCACTCTTTGACACCAATAAACTTATTCCAAAATCTGTTTTCGTCCACTCGGCAATGCTCCTCAAAATCATAATAACTTTTTATGCCCTTATTACGCAGGTGCTTTTTTACTTTCAACTGGTCAATAAGCGGCCAAACATTGCCAGCACAGCCTTTGTAGAAACTACCATAAAAATAAGGAAACACCTTTTGATTCTTAGCATAGAAACGAATCTCCTTGGCATTGTCTTTTTCAAGGCTGTCCCACTCGTCATTATCAAACAAGAAAAGATTCTTAGCCTCGTCCTTGTGTGGATCAGCACCAGATTTGATGTAATCAATTAATACTTTATCTTTACTGACACAGCCAATCACTTTAACCTCTAAAGCAGAATAATCCACCTCAAGCAATTGATTGCCCTTGGTAGGTATGATTCCAGCCCTGGTTACTAACTTAGCATTCTCATCCCTGACCGGGATATTTTGGAAATTTGGTTTGTCACTTGAACTCCTGTAAGTCACAACCATATTTAGATTGAAACTTGGGTGCAGTTTTCCATCATCACAAGTCTCACGCAAGAACTGAGACAGGTAGGTATCCTTAATCTTATTTAACTTTCTCAACTCTAATAATTTATTAGAAAACTCCGTGTTGATATCCACCAAAACACTATGGTCAACTGAATCCTGACCCTTAACGGTTTGCTTGGGTGGTGTGATTTTCTTTATGTCATAGAATAGACCCCGCAAGTCTTTCGCTGACCCTAAGTCAATGGTCTTATTAAATTTGTTTTTAAACAATCTTGCCTCACCACTGTTCATTAATCCTTTTTCAATGTCTCTAATCTGCAAATCCAAGTGTTGGTTTTCGTCCAGATAGTGTTGAGTATTTACACAGATGCCATTATTTTCAACATCAGCCAGGGCTAAATTACCTTTAAAAAATAAATCATTTCCACTTTGAACATAAGGATTTTCGTCAAATTCTTTCATTTGATCCACAAACAGGTTAAAGGTCAACAAGGAATCCATACCGCAATAGAGTAATGCTTTATCTACGGGTGCTTTCGTCCAATCCTTTTTATACTTTTCGATTTCCTTGTCATACCCTTTGATTCCATACCGGACATAGGCTTGAAACTTTAACCCAGTCGTGCGCTTTCTACCGTCCAAG